CAAAAGACCTGTTACCTCGAATGACATTCTGGGTAACGTGGTATAAACTTGATTTTCTAAATTAGGATCTTCATCAATTCTTACAAGCCATTTTTCTTTTGGGGCATATGCTATGGGAACATGCAGAGTTTGCTCGGTAGTACCACTTACCGAATCTCCAACTTTTCTTTCAATATGAATATCGCTGAACAATTTGCCAAAAGCAACAATACTTTTTCTAATTGAACCATGATAGTATACTTGACCATTAAGCATTAAGAAACCTCACCAAAAGGATTTGACTCATCAAAGTTTAATACAGAATCAGATTCACTATCGTATTTAGAGTTATCTCCAAATGATTGCGGATCGTCTGGATCATTTTTCGTTTCGTCGTATGATTTAAGTGATTCAAATACGTCAACTTCAGGAACCCCAGTATCAAGTTTTTCTGATGAGTACTGGAACAACTCAACTTGAAGTCTGAACACATATAGCTTACCTAATTGATAAAACGGATCAAGGTGATCCACAAACTTAATTTCAAAAAGTCCTTTAGTTAAAGGGAAATAAATTAGGTCGCCTTCGGCTGGTCTAAGAGGAAGTAGGGTTTGACCAAATCTTGCTACCATTTGATCCCAACGTCTACGAGCAACAGTTAGCGTCGCACTATGTTCGTTAAATAAACCAAACTTTGTAATAAATTGTCCCTGACCACCATAGTCTGTTACGTTTTCAAAATACATTTCAATAGGGTATGCATGTTCAAATTTACTTAATCTGTCCTCTCCCAGTATTTCGTCTTTTGATACTAGCTGTCTCGGTAGGTATAGCAATTGCTGACCATATATGGACAAAGACTCAACGATCAAATCTTCTAAAAGGTATTGTTCGTTGCTAGTTCCGTGACTAAAATATACATTATTGGGTTCGTGAGCCATTCAATTATCCCTGGAAAAATTCTAAAGGAGCAGACTTGTTTTGAATCTCATTTTCAAGTTCTGAAATCTCTTCAACTGCTTCTTTGTATAAAGAATCTCCATCAATAGTAACCCCACCAGGAAGCTGCATACCTTGAAACTTTTTAAGGTTTGTTCCCCACTGTTTTTTAAGTAAGGCAGTTAGGTAATGCTTTAGCCAAGGTTCATTATAAACTTTGGTAAACTGTTGAGGATCTAATCCACGATATGCTTCAAACAATAAAAACTGTCCTTCTGCAATATCTGCATCCCAGTTAATATCAAGATGGAGTTGATTTGATAGCCTATTAAAACGATATAAAGTTTTACCATTCAATGTTAAATCTAACAAAGAAAGGTGTTGCATAACTTGTGTATAATATATCATAGATACGCTTGTCAAATCATATAAGTCGTTTAGCCTAAGTTGATACTGCAAATCAAAAATGTTTCTTGACGCTGAGGACGCACCATGAACAGGGAATACTTTTGTAATTCCATAAACTAAATCGTTGAGTGGGATATACCTGTTTTGAAGGTCTTGCGCAGTTACTTCGTGTTTGAGGTATACCTGTTCAACACCTTCGTGATGATATTGAGTAAACATCTCAAGTGCTTCGTCAATCCGATCTTCAACTTGATCATCGTCTACGTTAATTTCAACAACAGGAGCACCCAATGCTCTTAAGCAGTAATCTCGTAGTTCTGTTCTAGATGCTGTTGCCATAAACTTTTCCTTTTTGTATATTTAGGCTTGCGATTCTGCCCAAGATAGTCTAGAAGATAGCTCGAATGGTGCAGCACCAGTCGTTGAGCTACCACCGTCACTAACTTCTTCAAAGTCTCCAGAATACTTTACCACAATAGTGATTACATCTGGTCCATCTGGGAATACCCCATCCCCACCAAGAATTGAGTTACCAATATCAGTCACTTCTTTAAGATCAATCTCAGTCAACTGCGCTTGACGTTTTGTCGTAGTTGAGTTAACAATCGCCTGTGCGTTCTGTGTTTTAAACTGGAAGATAGGCAACCCACCTGTAACAGTATCAGTAATATTATGATTAATAACCTGACTTAGAGAAGGTGTTTGAGCATTCTGCCAACCATAATTATCCAATGTAGCATTAAGTACGAGAGAAACTGTAACCTCGTGTGTACAAAGAATATCAAGGGTTTTTAGAGCCAACTGCATTCTGTTAATAATTTCTCTACTTCCTAATGCTCCTGGTACTCCATTATCAACTGAAGGTGCAAGGCGCAAAGAAATTAGAGGAATGTCTTTAGACAAGTCAGTTTCCTGAAGCATTTGGTAATTACTATAAGATGTAGTAAAACTTGTTGGTGGTTGGTCGAGTACGAGCAAATCCACATTACGAAGTCTTGCCTGACCACGGTCGTTAAAGTACAGAACTTCAACATTTTTTAAGTAAGGAGTAGCACCAACCGATGCATCGATTGGATTAGCAAGTTTTGTACCAACAGGAATATTTGCTCCAGTTATTTCAGTACCAGCAGAAAGCTGTTCTAGATCACGGTTTTCTACAACATTAAGAGCATACCCAATATTGCCAAGGAAAGTGCCTTCTCTAGTATATGCCTGATAAAATGCATCTGCTGGCCAGTTAGTATCAACTTGATCTGCAATTGCTCGTGCGGTCGCTGTTGCATTAATACTAATTGGGGATACTGTTTTAATCTTTGCAGAATTTGCAGAGAACAAATATGCTTTATCATCGTCAAACGTACCATCCATAATAATAGATGTACCCCAGTGAGCTAGAGAAGGTACGAAAGAAGGATTATCTCCAGTAGTTACCTCGTATCTCGCTGGTACGTTACCTGATCTCATATAGGCTTCACGTTCAAAGTTGCCATGAATAAATTCATGCACGTATCTTACGTGTCCCTTTTGATCTTTAAATCCGAAGCGAATTTTACCAGCACCATACCAAGAGTAATCAATATACGCCATTTGAATCGTGTGGATATCAAGAACATTTTTAGTTGGTCCAGTGCCATCTAGTTTATCAATATTAAATTCATCCTGTCGAATACGCAAATCTCTAACAATAGAAACCACTACGTTGTTTGCATTAATTCCTCTATATGCTGGTTGAACGTAAAGAAGCTCATTACCTGCAAGGTCTACAACTTTATATGTTTGCCCTTTAATAACGATGGCGTCCCCTTTTTGTAACTGAGTCAACCATCTAGTTCCTTCTCCTCTAATTTCTGCAGAGTTAAAGGTAACTTGAGCTAAACCAGCTAGCTGCGTTGTTGAGTTTCTTCTAACAGCATAAAGGTATGCGCCATCATATTCCCAGAACATTCCATTCTGATCATCAAACAATCCACATCTTGTTCTACAGTCGCTCCACTCGTTAGCAAAAAACTCTGGGAATTTTCCAGTCGGTCTATTAGTTAAAAGACCACCACCATTATCTACTTTAAATGTATAATCGTCGATAATCTCTGTAACAACAGCTAAATCTTCATTAAATCCGTCAGGAGCATCTCTATTATCGCCAACAATGCTTATAGAAAGTCCGACTGCAACCTTACTTGGGTTTCTAGTTTTAATAGTAGCAGTAGTATCTCCTCTAGTAACCACAGACATTTCATCAATAGGGACTGTCGGGCTAAAGTTAATAGCGAACGAAACCTGTATGCCTTTACCAGACTGGTAGCGGAAGTACTTACGAGTTTGACGAATCATGGTGGAGTTTGGATTTGAAGATGTTATCAGTTCAACGCCACCATCATATGGTCTGTGCATAGAAGCAGAGTCTGCGCGAAGAAGTAGCGCAGAAGATACTGAAAATAATCCAACACCAGAAGAGACATATGCATACATATTTTCTACTTCGTAGGTATTAGTCGCTGTCCCAATAACTTCTTGAAAGGTAGCGTCGAAGTAGTAGTTGCCACGAGAAGTATTAGTTACGGCTGTTATAAGACTAGCAATACCGTCTATATTACTATCTCCAGTACCAGTAAGAACAAAAGATTGACCAACCTCGAACGGATGTTCAGTCGTAGTATACATTCTTACATTTCCTGTTGTCACGTTTGTGATCTCAACTGAAGAAATAGTATACTTAT